ATGAAGAGGAAGAAGACAGCGAAGAGGAAAGCAACGACGAGGATACAGAGGAGGAAGATGAGAAGAGAGAAAAAAGACAGTTTGCTCCACCTGTTATCATGTCAAATGTTTTAGCTCAACAAGCACCCACTGGTGAATATAACATGGCTGCTATGTTTGGTATTAGCCAGTCAACATTAATTGGTACTGAAACGTTTGGTGCTAATTTAATGGTTTATGATAATTTAGAACAATATATGCTTAATTTAAGCTATACTAAAGTAAACATAAATGATGAAGGTAGAGCAAATAGAGTATATTCCTTAGGTTTAGGTGGTTCTAAAATGTTTACCACTTATATGGGTAATATTAATAATAGTTTTATTTGGTTAGGTAAAAAAGGTGCAGTTAAAGGAGTAGCATTTGGAACCTCATTTACATCATTTGAATTGGATATAAGAGATGGTTTAATATATTATGATGATGTAATGTTAAGTAATTCATTAACTGGGTTTATAACTAAACCATATAAATGGAACGATAGATTAACTATAAGTCCAATGTTAGCCATATCAAGTCCATTTTTCTCAATGAGTATGAGTGATTATACTACAATGTGGAACACAGATGTAATGGCAATTGGTGGTATGAATTTTAATTATATGTTTACTAAACGATTTGGTTTAACATTAGGTACTACTATTATAGAATCTACTATACCTCAGTTTCCTACTTTAACTAACTTTATGTTAGGTGGCAGATTCTCGTTCTAATATTTATATTCATGGAAAAAGAATATGTTATTGGGTTAAATAGAAATGTTGACACAGTCCAATTTTGGCGTGATGTTGAAACAATTACTACCTTAGATAATATCCCTAATCGTGCTATTGTAGTAGCCAATGCCCGTTCAGGAAGTAATCGTTTAACACATTATTATCTTACAGATGAAGAAGCAGAACTAATTCGCCAAGATGAAAGAGTAGCTTGTGTAGAAATACCTTCTGAACAAAGAGATGATATTTCTATTGAACTAAAAGCAATCCAACCTTCAGGATCAGATAATAATTTTACTAAAACCCCTGATTCAGATGGAAATAATTTTATTGATGCTACTGGTTCAGTTAAAAATTGGGGATTAATTAGACATAAATCATTAAGTAACAATTATGGTACTTCATATACTAATAATGAAAGCTATACTTATACTTTAGATGGAGAAGGAGTTGATATCGTAATACAAGATAGTGGTATACAAGCAAATCATCCTGAATTTACAGATTCAAATGGTAATTCCAGATTACAACAAATAGATTGGTATAGTGCCTCAGGTATTTCTGGTACTCAACCTAATGGGTTTTATACAGATTATGATGGGCATGGAACCCATTGTGCTGGTATAGCAGCAGGTAAAACATTTGGTTTTGCTAAAAATGCTAGACTTTATGCTCAAAAATTAAATGGATTACAAGGTTTTAGTGACCCTAATGGAGGTATTGCTATTTCTGATGCTTTTGATACAATTAGACTATGGCACGCTAATAAAAGTGGATCTAGACCAACAGTAGTTAATATGTCTTGGGGATATAGCCAAACTTTAAACCCTGGAGCTGTAAGTATTACATGGAGAGGAACAAATTATACATCAGGTGACCCAATTGTTGATTATGGGGTAGCGACTTATAATCCTTCCATTCCTTATAAAGTAGAATCAAGAGTATCATCTGTTGATATTGAAATACAAGAAATGATTGATGCTGGGATACACGTAGTAATAGCAGCTGGTAATTTAAATTTAAAATGCGAAGTAACTGGGGGAGTAGATTATGACAATTTTGTATCCCAATCAGGGCCTGTTGAGGCATATTATCATAGAGGTAGTTCCCCTTATGATGATGAAGCTATTAAAGTAGGATCTGTAAGTTATTTATCTGCAAATGCTACTACAGATCAAAAATCATCATTTTCTAATGCAGGGCCTGCTGTTGATATTTATGCTGCTGGTCATTTTATAATAAGTAGTTTATCTGATACAAATGTACATACTGAAGGAGTTTATTATAATAATCATAATTTTAAACAAGGTGTTTTAAATGGTACTTCAATGGCTGCTCCTCAAGTAGCAGGTGTAATAGCATTAATGTGTCAAGTTAATCCTAAAGCAACACCTTCTTCAATTAAATCATCTTTAATAGCCAAATCAGGGGACGCTTTCCTAACAGGTAGTGGTACTGATGATTATACAAGTGATAGTACTATGGGTGGGGATAATAAAGTATTGTTTAATCCCTTTAGTCAAACCCCTGAACCAGGAAATGTATCAGGATTAGAATCAATTACTACAAATCTCCTGTTAAGCTAGTTTGGCTACCCAGGAGGCCTTTCGTATATTTACATCATATTAATAATTAAAAATAAAAGGTTATGTTAGATTTACAAAGTTCAAATTTTTTAAGTTTAGAGGAGATTAAAGAAAAAGCCCCTTCAGTATTTACTACTCAAGGTAGTAAAGATACTTCAGATAAGTATACACACATCCCAACAGATACTGTAATTAGAGATTTAGAATTATTAGGTTGGAGAGTAGCAGATGTAAAAGAAGTTGCTGCTAGAAAAGAAGATAATAAAGGTTTCCAAAAACATTTAGTCATATTCAGAAATCCAGATGTAGTAATTACAGGTAATGATGGTGATACTGTTTATCCACAAGTTTTACTTACTAATTCACATGATGGTAAAAATTCATTTAAATTCCAAGCTGGTTTATTTAGAATGATATGTGAAAATGGTTTAGTAATTGCTGATGAAACGTTTGAAGATTATTCAATTAGACATATGGGTTATAATTTTGAAGCACTTCAAGATGTAATTAAGGATATGATTTCAAATCTTGATCTAACTGTTGAATCAATGAATAAAATGAAAAAAATTAAATTAGATGAAGAACAACAATTAGAATTAGCTAAAAAGTTACTTGATATTAGATTAGAAGGTACAGATAATACTTATGATGCTGGGCAACCTGAAATGATTAATATATCTCAAAGAAAAGAAGATAATGGTGTTGATTTATGGAGTGTATTTAATAGACAACAAGAGAATATAATTGAAGGTAATTTTAAGTATTACAATGAAAAAAGATATTCAAATATGGTTCCTAACTTACATTTCGTAGGTAGACAAGCAAGACCAATTAAGAATTTTAAGCAAGATATGGATGTTAACAAAAAGATGTTTGCAGCTGCTTTAGAATTAGTTGGGTAAAAATTAAATGCCCCCGTAAGGGGGCTTTTATATTTATTTATATGATTGAAATTATTTTAGTATATAATTCTAAAGAACCTAGTAGACCTGAGAGAATATTTGAAGCAGTATTTGAAAGAGCAAGTTCTTTACTTACTGAAGAAAATAAAATTATTTTTCAAAAAAAAGATCGTAGTGAAAGTTTAGATCTTATAGATGAATATCAAATAAAAGTAACCCCAACAACATTATTTTTTAAAGATAGAAAATTAAAAATTAAAGAAGAAGGAATAATGGCTACTGAGCACATATATCAAATTTTAAAAAGAGTTAAATATTTATAACATATACAAAAATTATGGAATTATCACCACAAGAAAAACAAAGAATGGATAGATTATCTCAAGATGATCAACTTAAATTAAAAGCTATTATGCAAATGATGGCTAAAGAAAGAGATGCCGCTGAAAAAGATGCTAAAAAAGCTAAGGGTATGATGGAAGATGATGGACCAAAAATTGTTAATAGTCTCTATACTTTAATAACCAATCATTTAAAACAAACATATCCAGATGTTTATGATGAAGCTACATATAGATCATTTTATAATGAACTAATGGATAATGCAGATGCAGGTAGAGTTGAATTAGATGGTTTAGATGTTGTTGATGAATTTGATAATTTCATATCTGTAAACACAGATAACGTGGATTAGCGAAATATTTTTCGTATATTTAATGGTAAATAAAGGTTATGGCACTATTACAATTTAGTAATAAAAACAAATATAATAATACAAGAACACGTATTATCCACAACGATACCACATCATTAGGTATCAATCCCTCAGGTTTCGGAAGTTTTATTTCAGTAAGCGTTTTTAAATACGAGTACGAACACCCACTTCTTGCTCCAAGTTTATTTGTAGATTCAAAGGGAGATAAGTATATTGTCCCTACTTGGCAAAAAGTTCATCCTAAAACTGAACTAAATGATATTATTTGGAAAAAAACCAAAATAAAAAAAGATAAAATAGAGAAAAAAACGTGGAAATTTGATTCATCAAGTAGTGATTCGGTTTACACAGTAACAAAGGTTGATTCTGCTACCTTGAAATGTAATTGTCCTGGTTTCTATAGAGCAAAAGATAGAAACATAGGTTGTAAACATGTTCAAAAAGTCAGAGGAAGTTTAACTAAATAAATTATATGAGGAAACCTATGACAATGGTTTTATCTGTTTTTGGTTTATCAGTTTTATCAGCATTCGCTAGTATAACTTATATTAATCCCAAAGTAGAGACTGTTGAGGTTACACCCGTTAAGGAAGTTAGTGTAATCACACCAAAACTAGAGGCACCAAAAGTAAAAATGCCTGTAGTTAAGAACCATAGCACATTTTTAGATGCTATTGGATTTAGAGAATCATCAAACAATTATAAAGCTGTTAATCAATTTGGATATTTAGGTAAATATCAGTTTGGTAGAAAAACTCTAAATGCTATTGGATTTGATTCAATATCTAATTATGAATTTTTATCTAATCCAAGTATACAAGAAGAAGCAATGTTAACTTTATTGAAAAAGAATAAACATACACTTCGTAGAGAAATTAAAAATTATGTTGGACAAACAATAAATGGTATTTATATTACAGAATCAGGAATACTAGCAGCAGCTCATTTAGCTGGAGCTGGTAATGTAAGAAAATTCTTTAGAAAAGGATATGAATTTAAAGACGGTAATGGAACTAAAATGACTTCTTACATGGTTAGATTTGCTGATTATAATTTAAATTTATAGTATGAAAATAGGTTCTTTTGTTGAGTGTATTGATGATAAATTTTCATCTACACAATTAGAAAAATTAGTTAAAATACCTAAAGATGGTAATTATTATACTATTAGAGATATAGTTGACTACCCAGATTTAGGTAGGACTGGTGTTAGGTTAGAAGAAATATCTAACCCACCTGTAGAAATGCAAGGTAGTTTAGATGAACCTACATTTAACATATTTAGATTTAGAGAATTAGAAATTCCCCCACCATTAGAAATGGAAATTAGGGAAGCGTTAGATAACGATTTAGGATTAGAAATAATAGAAGAAGATGACGGCTTACTTAGAAGGATTCGTAACTAAAATGATCGAACAATACATCCCTGAGGGAAAGGATACAGTTGCACATGTTGACTGTAGAGAATTTATGTATGAATATATATTTCAGTTAATAGAGGAAGAAAAACTCCCGCGAAAATTAAGTGCTATTAAATATTTATGCATGAACTATAAAAGATTTGTTTATACAAACTTATCAATGTTAAATTAAATTTATAAATTATGGGTAATGTTATCGCAATTATCGGTACTCTAGTAATTATTGTAGGTGTTATTTCAGTAATCGCTGTAAAAAAAGGTTGGTTATCTGACCGTGACAACGATGGAATAGCAGATGTGATTGAAGACAAAGTTGACGACGTAGTTGACGCTGTTGAAGACAAAGTTGACAATGTTAAAGAGGCTGTTAAAAAAGTTACAAGAAAAAAACCAGGTAGAAAAAGAAAACCTAGAAAGTAATAATGTACATTTATGAAGCAAAGGTTGTAAGGGTAGTTGATGGGGATACTATTGACGCCCTTATAGATCTTGGATTTGACATCCATAAAAAAATAAGAATTAGGATGGTAGGGATAAACACTCCTGAATCTCGTACTAGAGATTTAGAGGAGAAAAAACGTGGTTTGGCTGCTAAAGCTAGATTAAAAGAAATCCTTAAAGAAAATAAAAATAAATTTATTTTAGAATCTCAAGGTGTAGGTAAGTATGGTAGATGTCTTGCTATTATTAAAATTGGTGATAGAAGTGTTAATCAACAATTAATAGAAGAAGGGCACGCTGTAGAATACTTTGGTGGAAAAAGGTAGGTTATTAGTAAAAAGGTTATTATATTATTGTTATATAAATTAAAAAAAGTTATACTATGAGCTATTTTTCAGTATTAGTTGAGTTAGAGGGTGAACCAAAAAGAAATGGTGCCCCAACAAAAGTTAGAGAAATGTATTTAGTAGATGCTATGTCATGTACTGAAGCAGAATCTAAAACCGTAGGTAAACTACGAGACGAAGGTACAATGCAAAATTTTCAAGTTACTAAAGTAAGTGAAACTAAATATTTAGCTGTCATTTAATGAGTTATTTAGAAAGTCAAAAACGATTATATCAAGACGTATTAGAAATTATAGATAAAAAAATATCTAAAGGTAAAGGTATTAAATCTATGCGTAAACATGTAGTCAAGCAAATTAAACATTTAGAATATTTAAAAAGTTATGAGTAAAACAAGTGCAAAAGCTAGATACGAGCAACTAATGTCTTGGTTATCTACATATCCCCCATCACCAAAATTTAAGAGTAAAAAGGAATCTACTATTCAAAAATATAATAAAAAAGAAAGTAGAATGAATTACTATAAAAGTAAAGGAGCATAAATGGATCCAAAATTAATATTTTTAGGGTTTTTTTATTTTATAATTGGTCAGGTACTTATATGGTTTCAATCCCATTTACAATTTTTTAGTAGCTGGTCTAAAGACAACCCATTTCTAGTTGCTATACCTGGTATAGCAGTATCATATGTTTCAATCTTAGCTACAAAACATTTAGCAGAAGCATTTGATGGTCTAGTATGGCCTTCAAGACTTATCGGTTTTGGGATAGGTATAGTTATATTTTCAGGTTTAACTTGGTGGTTATTAGGTGAAAAATTAGATATAAAATCAGCTATATGTGTTATATTAGCTTTTTGTATATTATTAATACAATTATATTGGAAATAAAAATATGCTATTAAAAGAACATTCATGGGATATAAAATTAAATCATAAAAATGGTTTAAGTTATTATACTATTAAAAATATATTTGATGAAGATGAAATAGAAAGATTCTATCACATATTTAATCAAGTTAAACCTCATCTTTTACCTCCAGAACATAGTGGAAGTGCTTTAGATGAAAATAAAAAACCTCTTAAAAATAATAAAGCTATATTTACTGATAAAATTAAACCATATCCTGGTATATTTTTAGATTTTGAAAAAAAATTAGGCTTCCATAGAAATAAAATGTATGATTTATTAGGTGATAATAAAGAAGATAGTGTTTATGCATTGCTTCCAAGCAATATTAATACTTGGAATAGTTTAATTTCCTATTACTGTGAAGATAATCATAATTATAAAGCCCATTCAGATAACAGTATATTAACTTTTTTAATGTGGCTTGATGAAAGAGAAAAAAATTTTACTGGAGGTGAATTGCGTTTCCCAAAATATGACATAACTATAGAATGTGAAGATAATACTGGAGTATTATTTCCAAGTCGAGTATTGCATGAGGTACTAGATGTAAAAATAATTGATAAAAATAAGGACAAAGGAAGAATTACTTATAGTACTTTTCTTGGTAATGATATTTTTTTAAATAATAGTAAAGTTAAAAGATAAATTATGAATACAATCCAACCAAACCTATCTACTTCAGGTTTTGTTGAATATCAACGAAATAAAGGATGGTTAATAGATAATGTTCCAAAAGATGCACTATCAGAATTAGATTTAATAGTAAAAGAAATAAGAAATGATAAAAATCTTTATCCATTATATAATAAACAATTAGCGGGTAGTATAGATGAAGAATTTTACGTTCCTATAACTCCAAAAATTCAAGCATATGTTACTTCACTAATACAGAGATATGAAAAAGAAAGTGGGGGTTTTTTACAAAAATATTATGCAGATTTAACAGGACAACCAAATTTAAGTTTAATATTTTTAGATCATTTTTGGGTAAATTTTCAAAAAAAATATGAATATAACCCTCCCCATACCCATAATGGTTTATTTTCTTTTGTTATATGGCATACAATTCCTTACAATCTTAAAGATGAAACTAAAAAAGGTCCTGGAAGTAAGAAAAAATTATTAGATAATAAGTATAGTGAAAATGGGTGTTTTTCCTTTATGTTTTATAATGGAAATAAAATAGAAACAATGGAATTGCCTGTAGATAAAAGTTGGGAAGGTAAAATATGTTTATTTCCTGCAGATTTAAATCACCAAGTATATCCTTTTTATACTAGTGATGATTATAGAATTACTTTTTCAGGAAATATATTTTTAGAAACCCCTCTTAATAGTAGTAAACAACAGCTTGAGTTTAAACAAGCAAACCAATAATTAAGTTATGCAACAAATAATTGAAATAAAGAAAAATAAAACAAACTATGTACAAATTGAACTTCGTGAATATGAAGGTCATGAATATGTAGATATAAGAGAATTCTATGACAGTGAAGATGGTAAAAGATTACCCACTAAAAAAGGTATTACATTCTCTCCTAAAGTATTAGAGCAAGTTATAGATGGTTTAACTATGTTAAAAGATCAAATTAATGGATAATAATAAAATGGGGTTCATAGATTATCTATGGGCTGCTTTTATTTTTATGTTAGCAATGTTTGCTGCATCGTGTGATCCTATTATAGATGAAGATGTAACAATAGTATGTATTGAGATATATCAACCAGTATGCTATAAAGGTAAATTATATTCTAATTCATGCTATGCTGAAGCAGCAGGAGCAAATAATGATGAAATATCACCTGCTATGTGTATTGATTACGAACCAGGTTATACAGGACCGATGGAACCATGTCCTTTTTGTCCTGAAGATAATTAAATTAAAAATAAAATGGCAAGAAATAAAATAAAAGAAAGTACAAAAGAATATAAAAGAGATTCTAAAGGTAAAATGTTAAAACAATACTCGTGGAAACATTATACAGTTCATAGTACATCTACTAAAGAACTATTAGAATATTATACTAATCCTAATTTTAAACGTAAAAAAGAAATGATTAGGTTAGAATTAGTAAAACGAAATGCTATATGATAAACCATCTACCCTAATATAAGTTATGTTAATATGAATATAAAAAATATACTACCAACACCTATAGGACATTCTAATGATAAAGAATTTACAGATAAAGTACTTCCTATAGCTAATGACCTACTAAAACAAACACCATTAAGTAGTTTTGGGTATAAATCTACTTATGGAAATACTGAAGTAGCAGAATATTTAAAAACCTTTGATTTTATAAAACAAAAAATATTAGATATAAGTTATGAATTTATAGATGAAATAGGATTTACATGTATATATGACCTTGAAGTAGATATGTTTGTTAGTCAAATGAAACAAAAAGATTTTCATTCAGCACATAACCATCCAAATTCAATACTTTCAGGTATATTCTATTTAGAATTAAGTCCGGGTTCATCTGCTCTAGTATTTACAGATAATAAAGGAGAAAGAAATTTTAATGGTTTAAACCCTAAAACAGAAGAAAGTATTAGTGATTATATTATACCTAAAGTAGGTGATTGTATTATATTTGAAGCTTGGGTACTTCATAGTGTACCTCGAAATAATTCTGTAAATAGAAAAACATTAGTGTTTAATTTACATCCTAGAGTAATATAAGTTATGATAGAAAAATACGTTTATGAGAGCCCGGATGGGGGCAAAACCATATATAGAAGAAACTTCGGTGAATACGATTTAAGAACATTGATTAAAGAAACTCCCAATGATCAAGAGTTAGGGGCTAAAATAAGACAATGGTATTTTGAAACAAGCAAAGAACAAAATTAGTTATATCCTACAATATTTTTGGATGACTATTCTATTAGGTTTTTTATGGCCAAAAGGCGATGTAAAAAACAGGGAAGAGGACTTGGCACGGTTATATAAAGCTAAGGACCAAATAGAAATAAGCGATAAAAAACACGAAATAAAATATAATAATAAATCCAGCGACGATAACCATTACGATAGGGACTCAGCGAAAAGTTTTATATGAATGTGTCATCAAATAATACGTATATACAATGATAGAAATAGTTACAATATGGCTTAAAATAATAGGGATAATCATAGCGTGGGAAGTATGGAAATACATTGCGTGGAAATTGATTAATTGGTGGGTGAGTAGGCAAGTTAAACAATATGAGCGAGGTAAATGTCCATACCTAAATAACAAGAAATAACGCATTTTAAGGCGATTTAAACGCGTGACAAATAGGAAATGATTAATATATTGAAACGCATCAAAAATTGGTTTGATACGGGGAATAATGCGGCATACGTGTTTATTCCTCTTTATGTTTTGTGGACGATTTATTGTTATGTTTACATAATGTAGAATTTACTTTTCCACCCTGATAATGTGGAGGGGTAAACCTGGCACGTAAGTGCTTGCGATATACAACGCGATTTTGAAAACAAGGTGGACCTCCACCCCGTTTTAGCTATCGCATTGATTTGCCCTGTTAGTGCATTACCCTAATTTACAATTATACATTCTAATGTGGAGGCCTACACAAATAATGTAGAGGCCTACATTTTATATAACCTTAAGTAACGGTAGTATATTAAGTGGGCAAGCAGCGGGGTATACTTATTTGCATGCAGGTAACCAAATTTTTTTATGAACAAAAATATATACGCTTGTTCACGCCTTAATGCGTGTTTTATTTGGCTACCGCAAGTAACGTTCGTATATTTATGTTGAAATTAAAATTAAAGGTTATGATTAAATATTCAGAATTACAAGCGTTAAGTTTAGAGGAATTGCAAACGTTGAAAGGGCAAGTAAATGCCTTAATTCAAGGTAAACAAGTTATCGCTTTAGGTAAAATTAAAGTTGGAGACAAAGTAACAGTTAATCACCCAAAGGCGGAAGGTGAGTTTACCGTAGTGAAAATGAATAGAAAGACATATACGCTGGAGAATATGTTCGGTAGAGTAAAATGTTCGATTGGGTTAATCAGACCTATAGCTGCGTAATGCAAAATTATTTGAAGCGCGTTGTGCAGGACATGAGGGGGGAGCTATTGGAGTTCCTGCCGCAACGCATTATTGATGTTGTGGAGCCTAGGGATGTGCTCCGCATGCATCAATATAAAGTTGGTAATGATTTAATTAAAGAAAAATACCATATTAAATCAGCTAATGAGTACATTGAATTAATGAATTGGTACGATGCTAAATCAAAAATATCATTCAGATAATTTGGTTATGTTAAATACTCTTTGTATATTAGGTGTATAAGTATGCTAGACAGATTTGAAATAGAGCCCGGAATGAATATGGGATTTAAATTCGAGATAATGCATCCACGAGTTGGGTGCCTCGTAGGATTCCAATATTGGGAAGCAGATGACCAAGCTGACTACAATACATTTAAATTGCATTTCCTATGGATCGCTTTAAGGTGGGATTGGGAGTAACATATTTTCCGCTTCACACTTCTACTACCCGCTTACCTTTACCCGCTCAATCCTTGGGCGGGGACGATCCTTTTTATATATTTACAGTAAATAAATGATATGGCAACATTAAAGGAAATATATAACGAATTAGACCGTATACTGGAAGACATAAACGACTATATCGAAGAAACGGATAGTGGTAATCTAGCCAGCGATATGCAGAAAGATGTAGCGGGCCCATTAGAATCATTAGTTGTCGCATTAGATAATATAATTGACGATAAAACCGCAGGACTGTATGAAGAATATGAAGGAGATAATTTTTATGGAGAAGATGAAGATTCGTGGTGATAGCGGCCCGATAGCGGATCAATAGCGAGATGCTCCCACGCTAGCCGCGGTCCATCGACGGGGCGCGCGTGTCCGCAAAAGTGTTGTGTGATTTATAGGTTTATAACGATTTTACACATCGATGCGTATATACAAATATATAATATGAAAAAAACACCATTGATATTTATGCAAGATACCATCAATTATCTATATAAAGTTGACGAGAAGAAATTCGATAGAATACTAGTTGAATTAGGTGAAATGGAGGTATGCGATATAATACGTGAAGAAACTATAAGATACTATAAGTTTAAAGTATAATCGAATATATTAAATGATAAACAGTGGTAGAGAATGGGATTGGATGGATGAAAAAACACCAAAATCATGGACAAAAAAAATGTGGACATGTGGTTGTGGAGCCCTTAACGCAGGGTGGTTAAACAAATGCGGTAAATGTAATAAAAATAAAATTAAAAATTATGACAAAAAATGAAATTTTCAATCAGATAGTTGAGCAATTCAATATCCTACAAGGTGAGAATAATGGAACAACTAAAGCATCTCAAGCGAGAGCAAGAAAAGCAGCGGGTGAAATTAAGAAACTTATCACTCCGTATAAGAAGGCTAACATGGCAGAGGTAGGCAAGCCAAGATTATAATGAAAAAGAAAAAAGACATATTAGAATGGTTGCTTGGGGGTTATATTACAATAGGGGTAACCGTTCTAGTTGTCTTACTTATATTAATCATAAAAGGATTATTCGCGTGATATGGGTTACTTACGTCATTTAGCATTATCTCTGAGATTATCATTGGCTTTATTTATTCATGCATTTATACCCAGCGTGCTTAAAACTTATATATCAGACAGGATTTGTAAAGATGAAAATCACTTAAAACTTAAAGACATCAAAGCATCAGAATTTTTTTAAACACACCTAATCAGTTATGAACGAGCAAACGTTATTTAATCAATATTTATCGGGGAGCATTACACACGCTCAATACATTGGCAATTTAAACCTAATCAATGAAAAACATATTCAAGACAAAAGAAGCAAAACGCCGCCTAGCGACAGAAGACTTCAACAACAAGAACAACAGTTTATGGAAGAGGATAATATCTTTATTTAAGATTGCATTTACTGCGGTAGGAAAGCAAAATTGATGACACAATTATCGAGCTCTTTTTTTAAAGAGTCCGTTCGAGTCCTTTTGAGTCAAAATCATTAAATTTAAAAATCTCTTTCTAAAAAATTTTTTATAATCGATAAAAGTATATACATATATTATGGTTACAACATTTAATACTATTGAAGAATTACCCACTTTTACTGAAAAAGGTTATCATTTAGATATAATACCTTCTAAACCTTGGGATAAAATTTATGCCTATTACGAATTATCTAAATTTATGCCCCCTGAAGATGATTATGATACATCTTTGAAGTCAAAGTTTTATAATATAGGTAGATATAATGGAGTTCAATTATCATTTTTGGATCTTCTTAAGGGTCCTTGTGAAGCATTTGCTAATCAAGAATTAGAATATTCAAATATGTACGGTATTAGAGAATATCTTAATGGAGCTACATTACCTGCACATACAGATCGTTTAGCTACACATCATATATCTGCTATTATTATGTTGGATACAGATACAGATTGGCCTATAGAGATACAAGGTCACAATGGTGAATGGAAAAGTATTATAATGAACCCGGGACATATATTGTTTTATGAATCTGCTAAATGTTTGCATGGAAGATCAACTCCTTTTCAAGGTAAATCATTTAAAAATTGTTATGTTCATTATAAATTAAAGAATTACCAATATGGGGGAGAATAAATTTAAAGAAATATCACCCTACATACACCAATATGATTTCCCAATATTAAACATTGTAAAACCTCATATTAATAATATCTTAAATCAATTTTTTGAATTAAAAGATGAAATGATGGAAAAGGGTATTAATAATGTTCCTATTATGGATGAAAATTTAGCTAGTGTATTGGATAATAAATTTTCTAAGGTTATTGAAAATAATTATGATATTGGTGATAGTTTTATATCTACTGTAAGACCTGCTATTTATGTCCAAAATAATAAAGATTTCAAATCAGATCTTCATAACCATATAGATACTACTTCTATAACTGCTGTTACTTATATTAATCCCCCTAAAGGTAGTGATGGAGGTGAAATTGAATTTCCACACCCACCTACTGAAAATTATGTTATCCAACCAACTGAGGGTAGATTATATGTTTTTCCTGGGTGGTTATATCATAGACCTTTAAAACAAAATAATGAAGATTGGAGAATTTCTATAAATTGGGGATATTTATGTAGGAATAGACCTATCCACAAGGTTACAAAAAAAATGTGGTAAATTAAATTAAAGTTATTATATTATATAAAAATAAAGATATGGCCAATTATACAATGTACAAATTCCATAAGTATCTTCATGCTTGGGAATGGAATTTAAATCCAAAAGTTAATGAATTAAAAAATGAGTTAATTGATGAATTTGAAAGTTTAGAGAATAAAAATACACCTCTAATAAATAAAGAATTAGAAAAATGGATGGGTCCACAAATATTAGGTTTAATCCAAAATCAATATGAGTGTGGTGATGTAAATAATGTTACAGAAATGTTATATAGTTTACAAAATAAAGAAAACCCACTATCCCCTTTAGATATTGATGAAAATATAGAAATAAGAGCTTTAGGTTTTTTACAATTACCTAATGACATAAAAATGAACTATACAATCCATTATTCAGATACTGAAAAAATTATATTTGAGCCTAAAGTAAATTGGTTATATACATTCCCAGGTTGGATGCAAGTTGAACCTAACCCACAAGATAGTGAAGAGTATACTGTTGCTTATAATTGGGGGTGTTCTGTATCAGCAAATATTATAAATAAACTTACGGGAGATAAGTGGTAATCTACTTGTATATTTAAATTTTCTTTTGTACATTTATAGCCGAATTTAAAAAGGTTATAATTATGGAAATTCCTGGACAAGGTAGACGCCCCGATCAATATGAATCAAGTATGAGAATAACATTTTATTCTCTAATTGGGTTAATAGTATGTTTCATCATATTATTATTTACTTCTTGCACTAAAGAAGTTTATGTATGGGATCAAAGATACCCATTAGAAGGATATGTATACGAGGAACCTTCGCGTATTGAGGGCAAAGCCTTTGTTACAATCGATGGTACCCAGAGTTACCAACAAACAATTTATTTAGATACAATTAATGAATTTACCTACTCTAAAGTATTCGCCGAATCAACCGATATGGCCGAAAATCAGAAATATAATGGCGAATCTAATATACGCGCTATTTTTTCTACTGATAAGTATTGGAATTATAGTGACGGGGTTTTTAGCAATTATCCTGTTTACTATGTGTATCCTTTTAGTACTCGCTTTGTATCACCTTCAAGTCGTTATGGCTACTACCCAAACACGTATGATCTCTTCACTCAACAAATGGTTGGACCAATTCCTAAATCGGCTATAGTTAACAACGAGACTGTTAAAATATACATGGATGTATCATATGATGGTTTATATCGCGTTAAAGATTCGATTCTAATTGAATTACGCCCAAGATAATATATATGGATATAAGTAGAGAAGAATTATATATTGCTTTAAACAATATTTTAGAGTCTATAGAAAATAGACACAATACATATGCTCTAGAGCAAGTACAGGATTTAATTAATAAAATTAGGTAATGAGTTTTAATATTAAGAAATTACAAAATAAAAAAATTTTTATTTCTACTCCTATGAATAGGGGGAGATGTATGGGGTTATATCATGAAAGTGTATGTTCATTAGTAAGATTTTTATCTTCTAACAAAATTCCATTTGAAATAAAAAATGTAATGAACGAACCTTTAATTGACAGGGCTAGAAATATTGCAGTATATGAGTTTTTAAAAACAGATTGTACCCATATGATGTTTATTGATAGTGATTTACAATTTGACTACAGAGATGTAATTACTTTATTGGATTTAATAGATAAAAAACCCTATGATGTTTTAGGTGGTGCTTACCCACTTAAAAAATTACCTATAGAATATAATGGTAATTTAATTGATATTAATAAACCATTTAATAAAAATGAAGTATCTGAGGCTTTAGAGATAGGGACAGGATTTATGATGATTAGAAGAGAGACATTTGAAAAATTGATTATGCTTCAGTCTGAGAATTATTTTATGGCTGATTATTCTACATATCATGGAAAGAAAATTTATAATTTTTTTGAATGTGTTATAGATGAAAATTCAAAGAGGTATTTAAGTGAGGATTTTACATTTTGTAGAAAAGTTAGACAAATAGGAAAAGTATGGATATGTCCTTGGATGGAAATATACCATATTGGTTTTTTTAAATATGGTACTGGTTTAACCAAATATTAATAATGGAAGATATACTTAAAAATACAATAGATGCGTTAGAAAATTCTTTAGGTGAATTTACACAATTAAAAAACTCACTTTTAGATTCTTCTTTAGAACAATTTGAATACTTATTTAAATTAGAAAATCAAGGTCAACCTCTTTTTGAAACAGTAGATAAAAAAGAAATTAAACCTGTCCTTGAAACCTTGCAAAATGACTTACTTCCTATGTTTGAAGAAAACAAACATGAAGAAGGAATAAAGAAAATTAAAGCTTGGGAAAAACTTCTTACAGAATATTTGGAAAAGTAAAAAATTTCTCGTACCTTTTTGTTACGAGAGATTTAAAAAATTAAATATTTATGAAATGGGGGTTAAGGAAATAGAAAGAAAAGGGGTAGGGGAAATAACGTTATATACACTTCCACACTGTACTTATTGTCAAACTTTAAAAGGTGCACTTAATAAATTAAATGTTCCTTTCTCTGATATAGATGTTGAGGAAAATGGTCAAATGGGTGACTGGTTAGAGGAGAATTTAAAAACAGAATCTTATCCAATTATATATTTTAAAAAACGAGAAGGAGAATATATTTATATATTATCCGAAACTAATTTGGATACACTAAATGGGGTTCGTATATTTAATACAATCGAGGAAGCACTAGAAATCCTCTTAGAATATTATTATGAGATATAAAGACTTATTACAACAAAAATTAGCAAAAATTGAAAACCAGCTTAATGTTGTAAAACATCATTCACAAAGAGGTGAACATAGAAATGTAAATGAAACGATTGATACTATAAAAGAAATTATAGATCAATCCCAAACATTATTAAACAACGAATCACAAAATTAACATGAATTTAACAGCGGATCAAATTAAGGAAAATTATGAGGTACTCCTTAAAGGCATTGACAAGTATGTTACGGGTAACCGTAAACAACAATTTCTAGATTTTTATAATAAACTAGATGAGCGCATTGCCTTACTCCCAGCCTCTCATAAAAAGGCTTATCACAATTGCTTTCCAGGGGGTTATGTTGATCACGTTATACGTGTAATTACTGCTTCCTTTAAACTATTAAAGGTGTGGCAGGAAATAGGAATGCAAGATACCTTTACTGAAGAAGAGTTATTTGTATCCGCGTTAAATCATGATTTAGGTAAAATAGGATCACTAGAGCATGTTGCTGTTGTACCTTCAACTGATGAATGGAGAAAAAAGAATTTAGGTGAAATGTACACCTTTAATACTAATAATGAATACATGACGGTCCCAGACCGCTCTTTATTCTTATTACAACAAGCAGGAATTCAATTAACTACAAATGAATGGATTGCTATTAAAACTCACGATGGTTTATATGATCAAGCAAATGAAGCATATTTAAAAGGATTTATACCCGAAACAAAACCTCGTACTTCACTTCCTTTTATTCTACACCAAGCTGACCTAATGGCAGCACGTATTGAGTTTGAACGTGAATGGTTAGATACTTTTGGTAATGAAAAGCCAAAAACAAAATCAACAAAACAAGATCGAGTTAATACTAACTTAGATAAAATAGGTTCTAATAATGATAATTTAATGAATTTAGTTAAGAATCTCTAAATGTCTACAACCACTATTATCTTAATTA